GCTTTTACCTCTTGACACACTTTAGCAGGTTTGCTCAGTGCAGCAAGGTGGGCGGCAACCTGAACCAGCTTGCAAGGCACTTCAATTCCGGCGGTGCAGACACCGAGCAAATCCGGGCGAAAATCCTTGACAAACTTGCAGACCTGACTGCATCCGAAAAGGCAAAGTTCTACGAGCAGTACAAGGAAACCAAAGAAGAACTGCTCAAGCTGAAAACCGCAAAGCAGAACGTTGCGTCCTTTTTCCGGGAGGAAGAACAGGCGCAGCAGGAGAGATAAAGGAGTGTGCGTATGATCAATCTGAAAATCGACCCTGAGTTCCAGTCTCAGATTCCCCCTCTGACCGATGATGAATTTAAGCAGCTTGAAGAAAATATCTTGAAAGAAGGCAAGCTGATTTCTCCTTTGATTGTCTGGAACAACACCCTTGTTGATGGTCACAACCGTTATGCCATCCTCCAGAAGCATCCTGAGATTTATTTTTCCACCATGCCGCTCCGATTTGAGAACCGCGAAGAAGCCGTTGCGTGGATCTGCAAGAATCAGCTGGGGCGGCGCAATTTAACCCCGGAGCAAAAGAAGTTTCTGATGGGCAAACAGTATTCCTCTGAAAAGCGCACCGAAGCATTTCGCGGCAATCAGCATACCGCAAAGAAATCTGGCAGTGTTCAATCTGAACACAACCAGAAGCCCATGAAAACCTGTGAGCGCATTGCACAGGAAAATCACAGCAGCGCAAGTTCAGTCCGCCGTGCAGAATACTATGCCCACGGCGTTGACGTTGCGGATAAACTGTCTCCCGGTTTCCGTGATCGGTTCTTCCGCGAGGAACTGCACATTCCCGATTATCTTCTCGAAAATCTCGGCAAGGCCAAGCCCGAAGAACAGGCTGAAATTTTTGAGGAAATCAAAAATTATGTGCCGAAGCCGAAGAAGGTCAAGCCTAACAAAGTAACGGTGAAGCAGGCAGAGAAAGCCGCCAGCAACACCATTGATGAAAACTATGATGTTCCCCAAAAGTTTCTCGAACTGTACTACCGGCTCCACAATGCTGAATCTCTCATGCGAAAGAGTTGGGAGGTTACGTTCGACTTGAACCCGAAACTTCTTACGTATCCGGAACAGGTCAAAGTTCTTCGCTTTGCCTTGAAACCTCATCTTGAATTTTTGAAAACGCTGGACGAAGTTCTTGCAGAATCCAGCGGTGAATCCTCTAAAACGGCATAACGACAGGCACTTGTAAGCCATCAATGAGCCACCAGCCGCAAGTGCAGGGTGGAAAACTTCCGCGCCCTTGCGCCTGATAAAAATTGGAACTTTGATTTTCTCGCCCGACTTTGCCACGGTGGGATGATCAAGGGAGCGTGCGTTTGAACAAAAAGAAAAAGTCTACAAACACTTCCCCTTATCCCGATGAAGTCATTGACCGTCTGGCGCGGGCATTCTACCCGGCCATCCTTGCCTGCTGGAACAGCGAGGAAGGCCAAAGAGAATTTGCCGCATGGCAGGCAGAGCAGGCTCATCACACCACCAGCAAAGAAAAACAGAGCGTTCCCGACGGGGAACGCCCTGCTGTACATATCGCTATCGCATGTGGTCTTTGGCAGGGTGCGTCCTATTCAGGGGCGCACCCTGTTTTTGAGCAAATCAATTTCTACATTCTTAGATAATCCATTTTAGTTATAGCAGTCTAAATTGTTACTTTTCAAAAGAACTTCTATCCATCTTTTTCATAAATGAACTGCATGCCCCTTTCCAACCATATTCATATCCAGCTTTGAAAACCTCGCGATTATATGCATCCCAGCCTCCGTAATTTTTGATTTGCTTCAATTGTGCGGCTCCACCGCCGATTCGTTTTCCGTTTTTTCCATATACTATCAAATTCTTTTGTGCCATAAAAAAGCTCCTTTCTGAGAGATATATTACGAACATCTTCATTTTACAGCATGTTGTAAAAATTTGCGAGGAATGAGTTTTGCAAAAAAATTACTCGGCCAACAAATCATAGTATTCTTGCAGGAATTCAGAGTATATCTCGCATACAGCATTCACACCGTCAGAAAGTGAATAAAAGAGATACGATTTCAACAGCAGCGTATAGAGCTTTTCTTCAAATAAAAACTTTGAAACATACGCTTTGGATAAACCCGTTTCACGAAAATACCCACGATTGATTTTTTCTCGAAGAAAAATGTATTGCTTTTTCAACCGAAATTGTGGAAAAGAATCCAGTGAGAATGTTGGTGAACAGGCACTAACGTCCGATAGATATTCTGAAACAATAGATGCAGCTTGCTTTCGTGCATAACAAACATGGCTGAGATAGATTTCTCGAAAATAGACTTTCAGATCCATCAAGCACATGGAATTGCAACTTCGACCACCGTATGAAGAAAAAACATCAATAAATTTTTGTGTGTTTAAAAGCTTTCTTCCATAATTGTTGACGTGTTTTCCTTCTGTAATGATTGATTCAATAGTTTGAAGTTCTGTAGGTTGTATGAGTCGCTTGGACGAAATGTATTTTGATGGAATTTCGCCAAAAAAATCCGGTCGATTTTTCATTTCTTCCACCAGAAGCTGCTTGATATGGATTTCTTCTTCAAAACGGCTGCGATGCGTTAAAAAATCGCTAAAGCCACCAGAAACAAGCTCTGCCGTCAACTTAATTGGATTAATTTTCCATTTTTGATGTTGTTGTTCCAATTTCTTATCCATGACTTTATCTAAATCATCTGCTTTTATGCATAGCTGAGAAATAATGGCAAGTGCTTTTTCTTTTTTATTAACTACAATATGATATACTAGGAACTGTAATAATGCATTCGCAACATAATCAATATAGCTCCTTAATCGTTCAAATCCTGCTAACCCTACTCCCATAATCAACAATTTATCATCTTCCTCTTGATAGCATCGTAAAATACTCGAATTAATTCTCATAAGATTCAAAAGAAGAGAACGGCTGTCTTCAGTCAATCGAATCTGAAATCGTGTATCGAGAACCCATTGGTCCAGACTTAAAAGGTTCTCACGAATTTCTCGAAGTTCGCTATCGCCCGAAAAAACATTATTTAACGACGGACAAGCAAATTCTAAAAAAGATCTATCTGCATCGATTTTTGTCATATTGGATATAATTTGTCTTCCTGCCACCGGCGAAGTCCGGAGATGATGCATTAGTTTTAATTGTTGATCTACTGGCATATAATCAAATGGTAAGTTTTTATAAACCGATTTATTATCATGAAGTTTATTTAGCAATATAACCAATTGCTTTTTCAAGTTAGACAAATCATCCGCTTCTACATTAGGCTCGTAGCGTTTTATATATTGATATACAAGTTTATCCATAGTGCCTGATCAACTCCTTCGATTTGCATATACAATCATCGGTCAATCTATGATTTCGGATTTTATCTTCCACGGACACCTGCATGGAACTTGTCGGGGCAAAGCCCCTCCATCTGCTAACGCAGACCGTTCCGTCGCTTAAAAGCCCCACTGGGGCTTTCATTGCTTCGCAAACGCTAATTTTCCGAAGAAAACAAATAATCCGAACCCATCTCCTATCGGAAACAAGTTCGGATTATTTTTGTTTGGTCCACCTTGCACATCAACAAGCGAACTATTCCCTTTATGCTGCTTCCGGGTACTTTTCACTCGTTGAGCACCAATTTTCGGCTCGTTGGTGGCGCACCGCATAATCTGTAATTGTTTTGTAACCATTCCGCAAATAAAAAATCCCCCGCCAGCTTTCCTCTCGGATTGCCAGCGGGGGATTTTCATTTCAGTGCAGAAGCATCGTCAGTTCATAGGCCACAAGGCCGGAAACCAGCGCCGCAATCACAGCCCACCAAAGTTTGTTCCCAAATGTTCCGGGGGCTTTTTCCAGCGCGGTCAGGCGGTCGTCCTGCTTTTTGTTTTGAGCCGTTACAATTTCAAGGCTCTTGTTTGTGTTTTCGAGTTGCTGGATGGTCAACTTGATATTGGTGTTCATGCCGTTTACTGCATCGGTCAGCTTCCCCAGCTCGTCCAGCCGGTGGGTGTTGCTCTGTGCACGGTTTTCGACCGCTGTCAGGCGATGTTCCAGTTCCTCGTCAGTCATTATGCTTGTCCTCCCCCGCCTTACCGAAACGGGCCACAGTGGTGGTTTCTACGGATTTCTTTGCCATGTAATCTTCGAGCTTCTTCTTGGTAAAGTCGAACACAAGCTGTACGATCCAATCCAGCGTCCGCTCATTGATTGCCCAGTCCAGCCAGTCCGGGGTATACCCACGCAGTACGGCAATGACATGGGCTTTCTTTTCTGCACCTGCGCCACTACCGAACTTTTCCTCTGCGTTGACGATCCACTTGTACACAGTCTTTGCGACCACAAGGCCGTAACCCAGACGTACCGCCGCCAGCGCCGTGACCACAAGGCCGACCACCATGAAGATGCAGGCCAGCCATTCAGGGAATGCCATCAGAAAAACTTTCAGAATGTTCTCCATACTGTTTTCCTCCTACTTTCAGCTTACCCACCGGCTCTTTGCCGCGCGGGTGTCGATATGTACCCAGCCGTGAGTACGGTCGGCGTGTCCTTCCTTCGGGTAGCGGCCAATGCCGCCGCGGTTCGGCAGCAGGGTCTCGGCATATGCCGCAATCTGCTCCACCGTCACGCCGGAAATCCAGATGTCAGCAGCCTTGCCGTAAAGATGTTGAGAGAACTTCGCAGCATTCTTGATCGTGGCATTCTTGCTGGCCGTTCTGAAACCGCTGGTGATGTTCACCGGCTTCCCGAAGTGATTGCGGATTTTCTGAAGGATTTCCACCAGCTCCGAATCAATAAAGATTGGGTCGGTGTTATCCGAACAGCGGAACTCCCGCACCTTGAAGGACGGAGAGAGGTTCTTCTCGCCGTCCTTCGCCCACGAATACGCGTTAATCGCCATTGTCGTTTTCTCCTTTCTGGCTCAATGCCATTTTGCAGCCGCTCGACCCACACTCAGCCACCAGCACGGCAAATTCGCCGCGCTCTGCGGTCGTGTCCGCACCACTGGTTTCCAGCCGGGTCAGCAGCCTTTCGCACAGATCAGGCCAGCCCATCGGTTAGTCCTGCTCTTTCTGCTTTGCGGCCAGCAGGCCGGTCAGTTCCGTGTAGTGCTCATCGGTCAGCTTGCCAGCAGCGTAGAAGATGTCGATCTTATCAGCCAGACCGTCGATGGTGCCGCGCTGGATCATGCGCTTGCAGGTACGATACAGAACCATTTCAGATGCTTTAGACATAATGTTTTTCCTCCCTATCAGGTGTTATCAGCGTTATCGGTGTCGTCCGTATCGGAGACACCCAGTTCTAACATGGTGATGCGATACTCCTGATCGACCACCATTTCGTCCGTGTCGCTCTGTGCAGCTTTCAGGGCCGTCACCGTTTCCGGCAGCTGTTCCCGTTCCTGCTGCTTCTTGGCTGCGGCTTCCTTCTCCTGCCGGGTGGGCAGATTGTCCTTTTTCCACTGAATCATGGTGACTGTCCTCCTTACTGGAATGCGCCGGAGACGGCTTCGATGTAGCCGCCCTCGCCGGATTCGCCGCGCTCCACGCTGACGCGGAAGTTAAACGCCGCGCCGTTGGTGGCGGTCTTATTCTCAAAGACGATGTTCACGCCTTTTTTTACCTCGGTCGTGGCATCCTGCCAGACCGGGGAGCTGTCGAGTGCGTTGTTGGTCACTTCGGCTTTGAACTTCGCATCATCGGGGATGGAGCCGGTCACCTGAAGCACGGCAACGGTAATGTCGCCCTCAACGGCCAACGGTTCAGCCAGCGTCACGCTTGCGGCGTGGACGGCCTTGGTAAAGGTCGCGGACGTGCTGACGGTTTCCTTGCCGTCGCTCACCTCAACGGTGATGGTGTGGTTGCCGTTCAGGATTTTCTGGAATCCGGCAGCGCTGGCCGTCTGCTCAAAGGTCAGGGCCGTGCCGCTGGCAACGCCGGTGCGGGTCTTGGTGGTCTTTCCGTCCAGCTTTTCGGTGACGGTCAAGGTGTCGCCGTCGGCATCCCTGACGGTGTACTTCCACGCAAAGGCCGCGTTTTCCCGCCCCAGAGCTGCGCCGTCCGTGCTGACGGTAGGTGCAGTGTTGACACTGACCGTGCCATCGTCAGAGACCACGAGTGTAGAGGGAAGAATGAAAGCGGGGCGAACACCATAGGAGTTGAGGTACCAAGAGTTGAAGTAGGAGCCATCGGTGTCGACGTACCAGACGCCGTCGCTATTGCCGGTGAGCGGAGAGCGCAGCCACCAAATGGCAGCGGAGCTGCCATTGTATGCAATACGCTTGCTGTTACCGCTGGAGCTGTTGCCAAAGTATGCCAGCCTCACACCGTCCTTCGGGAAATAGCCGTTGTCGCTGGTCGTCCAACCAACCTCATAACCAGACAGCAGGAACACTTTGGTGCTCAGGCCGTTGGAGCCGGTGGCAAGGCTGCCGCCGGAACCAGTGCCGTTCTGGTACGGGATTTTCACCTGCTTAATAGCCGCCCGGATGTTGCTGTCGATGAGGTTGTAGAACGTTCCGTTCAGGTATGTGTGGATGCTGGAATCCTTGTAGGAGTTATTGTTGCCGAACGTGGACGTGGTGTAGATGTCCTTCATCAGCAGCCACGTTCCATTGCAACTCGAATCATAGGTGCTGGTGTTCGGGTTGCCCTGCTGCACAACAATAAAATCTTTGGACGCGCCGTTGACTTTGATTTTGACAATGCTGCCAACGGCTTTCGTACCCAGTTTTACGTTTGCCATTGTTACCTCCTTGTTTTCGTTCAGGCCCACGGCATGATCTCCGCGGGCCGCGTGTTCTGCGATACAGAGAGGGACAGGGCTTTGTGCTGCTTCTTGTAGATGCAGCGGCATTGCCTCGCCCGCCGTCTGTCACGCGCGAGTTTGTTCGAGTTGATTTTTCGATGGATAGGGATTTTACAGTCAAGCAATTTTTCGAGCCGGTCAGCGTACTTGCGGCGTAAAGAGTAAGTATCACCATGGGCGGCATGGGCATCCCACGCATCAAAGCTCCGCAGGATTTCCTGCTTGGTCACTTCGCCTGCGGGGTATGCCGTCTCCCAATATCTGATCTTGTTCTTCATCCGCTTGGAGCTATCCCGGCGCAGCTTTTGGATGACCGCGCCGGTGTCGGTCAGGTAGCTATGGAATCCCAGAAAATCAATACCGTTCCGCAGCGGGAAAATGGCGGTTTTCTGGTTCAGCTCAAGGCCGTAACTGTCCATGAGCGCCCGAACATCCCGGAGAATGCACTGCAATTTCTTCTTGTCCGAACAGATGATGTAGAAATCATCCATGTATCGGCCATAGTATTTGATGCGGTACTTTTCTTTGATGATGTGGTCGAACTCGTCCAAAAACATGAGGGCGAAAAGCTGGCTCGTCTGGTAGCCCAGCGGCAAGCCGTCCTCCATCACGTCGATGTAGATGCAAAGCAGCTCATAGACACGCGGGTCAACGCCGCGCTTGTCCAGCACGGCTTTGAGCTTGCGTTTTAGCTTCCGGTGGTCGATGCTGGCGAAGAAATGCCGCACGTCGCCTTTCAGCACCCAGCCGTCCGCGCCGTGGCCCTCACGGCGGTAATAGTCCACCATGTGGGTTTTCAGGCGCATCAGGCCGTCGTCTGTGCCTTTTCCGGTCTGGCTGGCGTGGCTGTCCCGGATAAAGCTCTTTGTCAGGGCATCATACAGGATGTTATCGACCAGAGCGTGCAGCACCACCTTGTCCACAAATGCGGGGGCGTGTACCATGCGGCGCTTCGGCTCGTAGACGGCAAAGACCTCAAACTTACTTGGCACATAGCGTATCTGCTGCCGAATGCTCCCGTCTGGCTGCCGCACATTGCAGACAGCCAGCTTACGGGAGAGCTTTTCCGTGCAGGCCAGCGCCTGCGCCTCGTACTCGATTGTTTTGCTTTTACTGCGCTTTCCCTTCCGGGCTTCAAGGTAGGCTTTGTAAAGTACCTCAAAGCTGCACAGTTCTTCGTATGTCAAAATGACCCTCCGCTGGTTCGCGTTACGGTAGTGGGCTGCATCCGGCAGGGATGGCCCACCTCAGCGGGATGTATTTATCACTTGCCTGCATCGGCAAGCGACAGGATGCGGTTTCCTTTGATGGGCGCACTGCTTTCAGCTTATGCCTACTCGTCACACGGTTCCATCAGAGCGGGGCGAACACCATAGGAGTTGTTGTACCAGTTGTTGTTGTTGGAGCCATCGGTGTTGACGTTCCAGACGTTGTTGTTATTGTTGGTGTTCGGAGAGCGCAGCCACCAAATGGCAGCGTCAGACAAACAAACCGCACCCTTTATGCAAAGCGGTTGCCCGCTGTGCGTTTACGGTTCCGGGTAAAGGACGGCTTTCAGGGCGGCAGCCTGTTCGGTCAGCCGTTTCCGTTCCGCTTCTGCCCGGAGTTTTTCGGCACGTCCGCGTTCCGACGTGAGCCACTTCATCGCCGGGTATTTTACGTCCGTGACCTTCTTTGTCCAGATACCGGCTTTCTTCGCACTGATGATACCTTCCTCCGTGCAGATTGTCAGGTATTCCAGTAGCAGAGAGCAGCCGTCCACAACTGCGCCGATCTTCTCAACGCGCTTGTCGTAGTCGGTCTGGAAATTGACGTTGTTCGCCGCGTGTGCATCCAGCAGGATTTGCCGGGCAGTCAGCCGGATGCCCTCACCGTACAGACGGAAAGTGCTTTTGGAAAAGCCCTCCCTGTCCCGTGTGTCGAGTGCATGGACGGCAGTGCCGCACACCTTCTGGATGTCGCGCACATCTTCGAGCGCTGCGACTTTCTGGATGATCTTCCGGGCATCGCTCCGGCTGATGTCATCGGTGACGATGCGGGTTGCCCTCTGAGTGTAGCGCAACAGCTCCCGCGCATTCGCGCCGACCTTGAATGTTTCAGCCATCAGAACTCCACCCTTGCCTGTTCTGCGTTCCACACGCCAGTGACGGTCAGGCCGTCAAGGCTGCTGAACGTGGCGGAAAAAGGATTTTTCGTCACGTTTGTGCCGAATTTCAGCTCGATCGCATTGATACTGCCGCGCATCGCTGCCACGCTGGCGCGGATGTCACCATGTGCAGTGTCCGCAGAGTTGTGGGCATCAACGGCGGTGCTGATGTTCTGATCGGTCTGGTCCTTGGTGTATGCGTCCACCGTCGGGCGCTGCGATTCGGACAGCTTACCATCCGCATCCAGCGTTGCCACGCCGCCGGGGGCACCGGCCTGTTCTGCTTTCAGATAGCTGGATTCATCGTTCGACACGCCCGGCACGGCGACATTCACGTTTCCATATGCCATGTGTTAGTCCTCCTTTGGCTTTTCGCCCTGAATGATCCGGTACTCAGCAGTCAGCGCTTCCGCCGTGGCTTTCTTCGCCCAGATACAAATTTTTCCGGTCTGCGTTTCGCAGGTCTGACAGACACCGCAGTCCATCGCGGCGGTCAAACTGTTCGGCGACAAGATGATGTCCGCGCGATCGGTCGCCGTCACATCTGCGGCAGTGATGTCATAACGCATGGGGTATTCCTCCCACGTTTCATCCTCCACCCAGCCGTCCGTGCTGATCGTAACAGCAACGGCGGAAATCTTATCGACCTTTGCACGATCCATCTCTTTAATCGCTTTAATAGTTTCTTTGGCTGTTTCACTTATCAGCGAATCAGTATACGCCTTTGCTGCCTGTGCGACCTGCTTCAGGTGGGTTACGAGTGCGATAAATTTCATTCACGCTTGTCCTCCCTAAAAAAGCAGGCGAGACCGCCATGTGACGGTCTCGCCCCTCATACTTCTTTGGTAAGGTCAGTCAGCTTATGCGCCGAAAACCTCGGTCAGCATAGCGGTCACATCGCTGTCGGATGCGACGGTGCCGTGGATCACATCGGACGGCTCAGTGTACACGGTGGTGTCCACGCCGTCGATGGTGATATGACCGTTGGTCTCGCTGGCGGCGGTCTTGGTGGCACCAGCAGAAATGCCCTTCAGCTTTTCGCCCTCTGCATTGGTCATCAGACGCTTGCCGGTCTCAGCGGCCACGAAGTCGGCAGGCTTCTTGCCGGAATCGGTCAGGTTGCCGCTTTCATCCAGAGCGGCGAAGTTGCCAGCGGTGGCGTTCTTCACCTTGTCGGCCTTGTCGCTGATGTCCACATACAGACCATCGTCCTTCAGAACCAGGGCGTTGCCGGCAGCAGCGGAAACATTGACCTTGACATCCACCTCATAACCAGCGATGGTAACGGTGGTGGAAGCATCCTTGCCGGTGGCCTTGGCCTTGTAGGTATCGACCAGAGCGGACATATCGAGGAAGCTGTAGGTGCAGCTGTCAGGGTTCTGGCCCTTCACAGCCAGAACCATAACGGGCTTACCTGCCAGCTTGGGGTCGGTAGCGCCGGGGTAGGTCTCGGTGCTGAATGCGAACTTCTGCACGAAGGTGGTCTTAGCCTGATCGAGGAACAGCTCCTTCGGGAAGTCGAAGGTGAATGCCGCAGTACCGGACTTATCAGCGCTAGTGTAGAAGCTGACAGTGTTGCCGGAAACGCCCAGAGACTTAATGGCCTTGGAAACGTCGGTGTTGATGTTGTCGATCTCAGCCTTGGTCTTTGCGGCCAGATTCTTCAGAGCGGACAGACGGACGAGAGCGTTTGCATTGTAAGCCATAATAAAATACCTCTTTTTCTTTCTTATCTTATAAAATATCCGGCTGTCCAGCCTTTCCGGGCAGCCGGTCGGTTACGGGTTCTTACTCACCAAAAACCTCAGTGATCGCTTCATTGGCTTCGGCATCCGAAGCAATGGTCACGGCGGCAGCTCCCAGCGGGGCAAGGTCGCCTGCGGCGTTCTGAATCACATACGGGGTAGCTACACCGCCCACGATGACGGAAAGCAGCTGGCCGATGTAGGCAGTGGGATTGGTCTTTGCGTATGCCTGTGCGGTTTCCATGGACGGCCACACGGCGGTCTCATCCAGTGCGAAAGCATCCTGCCGCTTCATAGCCAACGGGAACTCCATGTCGGAATACTTTTTTGTGGTATTGTTCACAGCCATTGTTCAGCCCTCCTTTAACCCAGCGTGACCTTCAGCACTGCGGCGTTGCCATAGGCAACAGCAGGCTCAAAGACCCACACATTGTAGTCCTTGGCGGCATAGCCGTTCGCACCCTCAACGGGAACAGCGGACTTGACAAAGGTGCTGGTGACATCTGCGTTCATTGCGGTCTCGTTGATGACCTTGGTCACGCCCTTTGCGGTCGCAATGCAGGCAATCGCCACACGCTGCGTACCGGCAGGCACGTTGATGGTCAGCGTACCGGCAGCATATGCCTTGCCAGTCTTGCCCAGTGCGCGGATGGCCGCACTGTCCAGAGCGGGCTTGCTGGCGGATGCACCGTAGAACGTATTGCGGAACGGAGTGTATGCTGCGGTGTCCTTGGTCTTAGTGCCAGCCGCAATGGCAACTGCCGGGCTGGATGCAGCGCCGAGATTGTCCTTTGCGGTCACGCCTGCACCGTGGGTTGCAGTCACGCGGTACTTCAGGCTGGACACGGCATTGTCGCCGCCGCCCGCATCGCCGATGATGAAGCCAGCGCCGCCGTTGTTGTCAGAGCCAGCGGTCAGGGATGCTGCATCAGCAGTAGCCACCTGCGTGGTGGCCGCATTGGTGATACGCTCGACCTTCCAGTTGGTGGCGGTAACGCCAGTGGCCGGGCCGTACTGGTAGGAGCCAGCATTCAGCGTTGCGCCAGAGTAGGCCGCAGCAGCTACCTTAGTGCCGGCCTCAACTGCACCAGCGCCGGTCAGGGTAAACGTACCGATGGACGGCTGGGCGGTGATGCTGGGCTGGAGCCGCTTGCTGAAAATCTCGGTCAGAGCATCCATGACGCTCTTGCCTTTGGTCTGGAAAGTCGCCGTGCCGTTCTGGGCCTTGGTCAGGTTGCCGACCTGCGTATAGCCACCGGCCAGCGTAATGTTGTCCCGCAGGATCACCTTATCTGCATCCACGCTGCCGGTCATTGCGGCCCACGCCGAGCCATCATAGAAGTATGCGGACTTCTCATAGGTGGAGCCGTCCACGGTGGTGGTCACGACAAAGACATCGCCCTTCTTGGGCTTCACGTCCGTGTTCTGGGCGAAGTAGCCGGAGATCACGCTGTCGTCGGAAGTGGACAGGTCAGCTTTGGTCGCGGCGTACACCGTGCCGCCCAGACCGCCGGAGACAGCTTCCAGCTGTTCCTTGGTGGCATAGCCGGAAAGATCAACAGTGGTATCGTCCAGCAGGACGACCTCATCATTGACCTTTGCGTAGATGTCGTAGTGCTGCGTCTTGTCGTTCATGACAAGATACATGATGTTTTCCTGCGCTGCGGATGCGTCAGGGATGGCTTCCGCCACCTCAAAGCGGGCATGACCTGCCTTGGAGATGGACTTGAGCCACTCCTGCTGCAAGCGTGCAGCGGTGGATTTGAGAGCTTCGAGGGTCACAAACTTGTTGTCTGCCATATAAGCCTCCTGTTATGCCGGTGTTTCGTTCAACTTTCTGCGGGGAAAATCTCGTCCAGCATCTTGTCCGTGTCTGCCGCAGAGACGACTTCATCCTGTGTGATACCGCTGGTCGATGCGGAGATCGTGCCGTCTGCCGACACGGAAACGCCAGAACCGATTTTCACGCCGCCAAGCCGGGTCGCCGTCGCCACAGGCAGCACATAGGCGGAACCACCGCCCGCCGTACCTCCCGGTGCCCACAGCGCCACCGTGGCGGACATATCCGCCGTCGGGATGTTCCTTGCCCAAAAGCGCAGGACACCGGCGAGAGCCTGCACCGTCGGACAAAGCCCGGCACGCTTTGCGACCTCAAGGGCCGCTTTATGTAAGGCAACACTGGGGAACATTTCCTCCGTCACGTCGTCAACTGCAACATCAACAACACACCGGAAGTCATCCATCCCCAGCATTTCCTCGTCATCAGATTCCCGCTGCCAGTCCCAACCGTCTGCGGGGATCGTGATGTCCTTGATAATAGCAGCCCCGCCAGAGCTGCCCTGCTCCTGAATAAGAGCCTTGACCTGTTCTTCGCTTACAACGTCCCCGGATTCCTTGAGGGATTTCATGGCGTTGCCGACGGCGACGGTGATGGCATCGGCGTGAGCGGAAGCATCTTTGTTGTGCTTCTCGACTTCTGCCTTGACCATTTTTGCGAGAGCCTGCATCTGCGGGTCAACGGTAATGCTGATATTGGCCTTGTTCGACACAGCAAGCAGCGCCGACAGCTCAATCTCAAAATCGCCGTTCACTTTCGTGGACGGGACCTCCACTCCGCGTGCATCCTGCATAATAAACAGGAGTGTTTCGGCATCGTCGTTCAGCCTGCCGTAAACGCCCACCTGATGCATGATGTACGTTTCATCTGCACCGGTGATCTGGATTTTTACCCGCCGAGCCGTCTCACCGCCGCTTTCAACGGTTTCGATGTCCAGCAATTTCAGGTCATGTGTTTCGCCGCTTACCCCGGTTTCCTCCGAAAGGTCTGCGTCAGCCGTACCGGTGCCGCTCACAGCGCGGGTGATTACCAGCGCACCACCGGAGAGAGATTCCGACAGCAGGGCGGCACCGGCGGCGGTGTAGCTAGATTTTTCCCAACTCACGTTGTCTGTCCTCCAATAACAATGTTTATCGCCGTGTGCGACCGTTCAACGGTGCCCGCCGTAAAGGCTCGTGCTTTCACTGCCTTTGCTTCAACGGCACCGGGCAGCGCCACGGCAACCTGCATTTTCGATCTTCCGACCGCACCGGCAACATACGCCTTTGCGCCGATTTCCCGCGGCTTGATCCTACCGGGGACCTTTACGGTGCAGGATGTCGCCATGCCGCTGGGTGCTGCGGCGATGTAGGCAGGCGACCGTTCATGCGGTTCGATGGTGTAGATGATGTGCTCAAGGTGCGCAGTGCAGCGTTTTGTGTAGCCCAGCAGCTTTTCCATTTCTGCTGCGGTGTGATATGTTTCCTGATCGTCGGTGATGTCAACATACAGTTTCCAGAATCCCGGTGTGCCCCCATACGAGAACCATTCCTCAATTCTGGCTTTTTTGTAAATCGTCTCCACCTGTTCACGAACAGCCTTTACCGTTCCTGCATAACGCTGGATTTCAATTGCAGTTCTTACGAGTTTACGCTTCGTCTCAATATCGGCGGCAGAATCGTACCATTCGATTTTGAGATAGATTGCCATTTGATCCAGCATTCCCTCGCTGCAGTTTTCCACATCCGAGAACGTCATGCCCGTTGCCAGATATTCCAGCATCCGGCCTTGAAGTTCCCCGTATACTGCAGACAGCACCTTTGCCCACGGCTGTTCAGCAACGACCCGCGGCAGTCCATCTGCAATTCTCGCGTCCTGCAGCTTAATCATCCTCGACACCTCCGTAGATGATCGTCGGGGTTCCGCTCAGTTTTGGGATTTGCACTGTTGCTTTTTCCAAATCAGAACCACCTTCGACTACCATGTAAACCGGTTGTCTAAGCTCTACTCGTTTTACGCCAGCGACGCGCAAGCGATAAATCAATTCCATCGGGCTAATGTCCCTCCCGATGGAGCGCTGCCACTGCTGAAATTCCTCAACAGCTTTTGCAACGTTTTCCTGAACAATACTTGCGCCCTTCGCGTTGCCTGCTCCGATATAATAGGTAAAGTCAATTCCGTACTCTACTTCTTCCGGGGCCTTGCAGATTACCTGATCTGTCATGGGGCGTCGAGCTTCGTTCATCAGATATGCTTGCATTTCGCTCATATCCTTTTCACTCGGCATCCTTCCGCCCGTCAGCATGAAAAAGATATACACTGTGCAAGGCTGGCTCCGTGGACTGACTGCAATTGCATTTTCCACATCAGAGCGGAAGCTCATTGCCCAATACTCGTAGGCGTCTCGCGGCCCTGCGCAACTATACGTTGTCGGGGACAGCCAAATCCGCCGGGTCAAGCTATCGTCGCTTTCCGCGTCTGCGCCGCCGCTGGATGTATCCACATTCTCCACTGCCGCAACATAAGGAATGGCGTCTACCAGCGTATCGACAACGCCGATTGGAACGTCGTTTCCACTGGCTCCTACCACCTCGGCTTGCGCCAACACATCAACATAGGTCTCGCCAATGGCAATCTGTGCGTAGGCCGTTGTGGCAAAATAAATACCCGCGGCAGTTCTGACGCGGGTTCCATGTGGAATCATTACAACTGTTTTCTGTTCAGCCGAAAGATTAAATCGGATTGTCACCGTTGCATAGGTTGCCTCGTTCCGTTTCACGCCGAACGGAAGTCCCATATTATCCAGCGCTGCACCCGTCGCTGTTTTCAGCAATGCGCAGCGGGTTCTTTTTTCTGCAACCTGCAACACCATGTAATACAGTTCAGAAATACTTTTCAGCGTAAGAGTGATCGGGTCAGCACTGTGCAACGGCGGGGCCGTTCCATTTACCGCTTTGTAATTTCGGGTGTAAATTTCTGTCACCAGATTATTTACATCCTCAAGCGTCATATTATCCGTGACGCTATACTCCGGGATTTCGGCAAATTCAGCGATATTAGACAATGTTTATCACCACCTTCGGTCGAATGTTTCCCTGCTGGCTGTGGCTGGTTTCATAGCTTACTTCCAGCACTTGTGCCCTCGGTTCGTACTTCTTTGTCTTTCGGATGATTTCTGCCGTGAGCTTCGCTTCGGCAGCTTCGGCTGGTAGGCTCAGGCAGTCCATGTTCAGACCAAACTCTCGGTCAAGTGCCTGTTCACCTTCTCGGCTCCCGTAAAGCGTCTTGAGACAGTTATACACATCCCGTTCTTCTGTACTTTCGGAAGGATTGATTTCCACATCAATATCACCCAGTATCAGCTTTTCCAGCTCACTGCTCATGTGTACTCCTTTAGCGTCAAGGTCAGCTTTCCGTTTGTCAGGCCCCAGAACCGATGCACTGCGCCCCATTCATCCGCTACCTTTTCAAGCATAAACGGATTTTGAGAAACCGGCCTGTTGTTGATGATGAAGTAGTCTACTGCTCCGGCTTCGCACAAATCCATCAGGGCGTCAAAGACCTTTCGCGGATTCACTCCCAGCCTTGAACTAAGCGTAATGTTGAACTGATACTCTCGCAGGCCGGGACTTACATATTCGCTTTTATCTTTTCCGCCGATCACGCTGTGCGTCGCCCAGTTGCTCGACGTACTTCCACTGATGTTGTCCGGCGTAAGAACTCGCCAGCTTGATACTGTAAACACCAGTCCAGCAAAGCTCCCGATGCTGCCCCATGCCATAAAGAACACCCCCTCACTTTACCGGGACGCCGGTATTCCCCGAAACAGTATACGGGCCAGCTTTTGCCGACCCGTCATGTTCGTGCTTGTGATTCACAAGGCTTACGCCATTGATTTTGCAGTCGCCAGAGCCGCCCGAAATATTCACCGTTGCTCCTGTGATTTTCACCGTCGTTCCGGTAATTTCAATCGTTCCGCTCTGGCAAACCTTGACGGTCGAAGCCCCGACCTTGAAGGTCACGTCCCCACCAACAGTGAAGTCCAGATTTTTACCGATGGTCTCTTTTGCATTCCCGTCGATTTTTTCTTCATAGTCTCCGCTATCTCCATCGTATTGTTCAAAGGCTTTGCCCTTCTTATCGTTGTAGTCATACCGGTAACGTTGTTTCTTTCCACCGACCGGCTTGTTATCCTCATTCCAGAACGTTCCGATGCACGTTCCCATTTCCTGACTATCGGAATTGTGGAGAACGCAAACCATAGCACCGACAACCGGCATCCGGTACAGCGCATTTGAAACCACACAGATTTCATCGGTCACAGAACCGTCCCGATCTTCATATGCAACTTCAATTGTGCCATCCTCGTAATTCACTTTGGACACTGTGCCAATGCGAATGACGCTGCTCATCGTGTCACCCTCCCACTCTGCTTGCTGAGACCTTCGTCACAAAACCGCCGGATTTATTCATGGTGTGCCCTACACTGTCCATGTAATATTTTCCGTCGATTTTCCCATATCCTTCCACGTCAATACACTGCGTCGCGCAATATGTCAGGTTTCCCATAGTCGTAAAGGAAATGGTTGTAGCCGAATGGTTTTTGTTGTCGATAGCCGCCTGCAGCTGCCGTTTTGCGTCCGCTTCACTTGATGCATACTGGTTTAGCTTCAACATCCGGTCTGCCGTTCCGATTGTCACCTTGATATTCACTTTTTTCTTTTGGTTGGAATAAGTGAACTCGCCTCCGGTGTATGTTCCTGCCAGCGTTGTGTTCCAGCTCAACGAGCCGGGCACAATGTCAATCGGTTTTACCGTTGCTACCGAATCCTTTTTCTTGTACTTTTCACGGTCAAAAATCCAGATTTTGTTCCGGTATGTTTTGAGGATCAGCCCGTATGTGCTGCAAATTTTCTGCAAGAAAGAGCTGTCATTATCGTCCTGCTCTTTCAGAGCGACGCTGACATCCTCTGCATCCATCTTGCATTCCAAGCCGTACCGCCCAGCAATGGTTTCTGCAATGCGTTTGATGCTCGTGTTCTTCCAAACCTGCTCTCTGTTTTTTTCATGAAAGCTCGTCCCGTTTGGCCGGGCGACCGCTCCAATCGTCAAAACATCCGGGCAGGCCGAAAAGCTCAGATCATCAACTACCAGCGTTCCACAATCCAAAACGGTTCTATCCCCCTGCGCGATCCAGTTTGTCGTGCAGAGGGTCGGGTGCAGCACAGCTTCCTTGTCTGGCATCCACGAATCGATCCACTTGTGATCCATCGCGTTTACCTTAATAGAAAGGCTGTCACTCGAATCCGAACCGCTATCGGTGTATGTGAAGTTTTCCACATCTTTGCGGATGTCGCTTGAAATGTCCTTTCCGTCATATTCAAGCGTCAGGAACGCTTGACGTGGCGTAATCATCCCTCACACCTCACCTTTTCCAAGGCGGCAGACTTTCGTCTGTTTTTGCCTTAACTTCCACTTCCGGCGTGGCAAGCACCACCCCGGAATCAAACTTGTACACCTCGATATACTCCCGGTTGGCAGTCATCAGCACATCGGCTTTCAACTCGTCACCGTAGACAGTTTTTGCAATACCATCCCAAGTGTCACCGCTCTTTGTCGTGTAAGACATCAGGCCACCTCCTTATGCATACCGGGTTCGATTGTTTTCTCGGTTGTATTTGTCCATAAAGGCTTTGAACTTTTCGTACTCGTCCTCCATAATCGAAGCAATCTGCTGGCGGTCTGCATCACCAGTGATTGTGATGTTCGGAGCAAATACAAACTGCGGAGAGCTTCCGCCGTTGCCGCCGGGTACAGGTGTATTCTGATATGCGCTCACCGGGATTTCGGACAGCGTGCGCCCGGTATCCCTCGGCGGCAGCACATAAAGCGGCGTTCCTGTGTCTGTAAGGACACCGTCCTGCCAGCTTGAAAGCACCGTGCCGCCGTTGTAGTTTTTGGCTGCTTCGGTCAGTGCAGTGGTTACAGGGCTGTCACTTCCGAGGTACTTGTTCAGCAGAAGCGGAGCAACATCAGCTGCAAGGCTGGTCGCCGCCAGTGCAAGCGAAGCGTCACCAGACATTGAGTTGTTGGCGACCGTCCATAGCATCGACAAAGCGTCGCCGGTGGTTCGGATGCCATTGGAACGCAGTGCGTACTTACCGTATGCTTTGGAGAAATCAATCAGGTTGTCCAGTTTTTCCTTGCTTCCGTCGGTGAAACCGCCGTTTGCAAAATACCGTACACCCGCCGCACGAGTTGCATCCTCGCCAGACACTCCCAGCATCCGGCCTGCACGCACCCAGTTTTCGACGTTGCTATCGTGAACACTAGGCTTGAAGCTGATAACCGCCTCTGTTCCAGCTTCGCCTGCAATGCTGACACCGTGAGTAAAACCGCCGTTCGCAAAGGCAGGCATTGCAACTTCTTTCAGGTTGAAGCCGAATCGTTTTCCACCGAGGGCGGGCACCCAATCAGGCACCGTAAAAGACAATTTGTTCAACGTGCCGATGATTGCATTCGCAACCGTAATCGTCACCGATACAATGCCCTTTATCAACCCGACGATGCCCTGAATAACCGGTTCAATCACCGGCAGTAGTCCGTGGATCACATCGACGACGAGCTTGATTGCGTTTATCAGGGTTGTGCCAACCAGACTGATAATCATGCTTATCAGCGGCGACACTGCGGGGAACAATTCGTTTACAGCGAAGCTCATAATATCAGCCAGCAGCGGCTTAATATGATTCACTCCGAGGTCTACGATCTGTCCAATCAGCCCTTTCACCGATTCGATAATCGGTATCACTGCCCCGAAGGTGGTTCCCAAGTCGTCGATACCGAAAATACTCTTTCCGCTCAAGCTCTGCTGGATGTTTTGCAGGTTTTCCAAAGAGAATGCATTGCTCACCGAATCTCGGACGTTGCCTGCAATATCGTGGATTTTACTCGTAAATCCATCAAACATTGCCAGTCCCTTTTCGCCGAACACGTTCCCGACGATCTGGCGGATGTCCTCAAAGTGATCTCCCAGCAGACTGACCACTGCGATGATTCCACCGATTCCGGTAATCACCGGGCCGAAGGTGCCGAGCAATCCCATAAATGCACCGCCCAATTTACCGGCTATCGGGCCTACCGCCGTGTTGGCTAGGCTCAGTCCAGAACCAAGGAACTTGAACGTGTCCCCTGTTCCTTTCGCAATTCCCCCGCCAACGTTTAAGGCAAATTGTCCAGCTTTAGTAGATGCTGCGCGGCCTGCCAGATTTTTTACGCCGCCAATTGCCGTTCCTGCAATGTTTTTTGCTCCGCCCAGCAATCCTTGTCCAAAGCCCATAGCCTTTTGGCCCATGTTCCCTACAAAGCCGCCAAGTTGTGTACCGGCAACTTTTTGGCCGATCCACTTTCCAACGCCGACCGTGTTCTGAATAAAGTCTGTCCCCGCCAGATTTTTTGCAGACCTTGCAACTCTGGCTCCGTATTGCCCTATCGAACTGCCTTTCAACAATCCGATTATTCCGCCGGAAGCCTGTGCCTGCTGAATGCTGCCAAACAGCGCACTCGTTGCCTTTGCCATTCCAGCAGGTGTCTTTGCTCCAAACAGCTTTTTGCTGTTTTGCATTCCAAGGACGCTACCAAGGATGGTGTTCTGCACTCTCTGCCCGAAGCTAGGATTGCTGCCCGCCGGAACAGCGCTGTTTGCCAGCTGTGTTCCAAGTTTTGCAGCCTGCCACAGATTGCCAGCTTTTCCTGCGCCAGACACGCCCTTCTGTACAAGCCCCACAGGGCTTGCCGCCCCGCTTGCAAACTTCGTCGCGCTGGATACCACCTGCAGGATTTGCGGTGCAAACCGCATTCCTGCCCATGCCGTGCCGATACCCGCGATGGTCGTAGCTACCTTATCGCCATTATTCAGCAGATACTCAATTACCTGCCTTACACGTTCTGCAATATCCGGCAGAGCGGCGCGGAGGTCATTCAGCTTTTCGATGCCAAACCCGGCTACATCTTTCAGCACCGGAAGGAAATTATTTCCAACCTCAATGCGGACGGCCCGCCATGCGCTCCCAAGCATCGTCAATACAGATTCAGAGGTTTCGCATTTCAGCATAAACTCTTTATACATACTGCCGTTATACTTAGAAGCATCGCCTACGTCGTCCAGCGTTTTCACAAACAAGTCAAGATTGCCGGTTAGTTTTGCGCCACTCTCAATGGCCCACTGACCGAGCAGAGTTTTCAGATAACCCACTTGCTTGTCTTTCGGCTGAGTACCGATAGCGGTAAACAAACTTTTCAATGCTGCCGGGGCGTCTTTTTGCATATCCTTTGCAAACTGTTCCGCAGTAAATCCCAGCTGTTCAAAAGCCGCAGACTGTGCATCTGTAGCTTTTGAACCCATAGAAAGGTTCGTATACATCCGGCGGATGGATGTTGCCACTTTACCAGAATCAACGCCCATTGCCAGCAGTGCTGTAGAAAGCGCTGCCGTGCTCTGAACATCCATGCCAGCGATTTGACCCAGAGAGCCGGTGTCGTTTACGGTCTGGGCAATTTCAGCGGCGGTCGTTGCGTAGTGGGCACCCAGATAGTTAATCTGGTCTGCCAGCTCCATGACCTGATCGTGGTTCATGTTGAATGCAACTTCCCACTTTGCTGCCCAGTCGCCTGCCTGATCCGCAGAAATATCCATGGCCGTGCCCATTTCGGCAACGTCCTTTAGAAACCCGCCGCTTATTAGGTCATCCATGCTCTTTCCGGACTGACCAGCCGCAGCTGCCAGACGTGTCAGCTCTTTGGCGGTGTACGGAATTTGTGTGCTCAAGTCAAGAATGTCTTTCGACATTTCCGCATAAGCGTCCGTTTTGACCTTTCCGTTCGCGTCCGTCAGACCGCCAACGTACTTCGTCACATCAAGCATTTCGCTTTCAAATGCAACTGCTTCTTTTGTTGCATCTACCAGCCCCGCTGTAATGCCGCTGGCTATGCCCACCGTTACTTTTGCGATATTCGCTGCCAGTTTCGATGCGCCGTTCGCCATACTGCTGAGCTGAGTATTCGCAGACTTTACAGCCTGCGTCAGCGAGTTATCAACGTGACCACCGATCAAAATAGAAAGCTCTAGGGTTTGATTTTTTGCCACTCCTCCGCCACCTCCTCGTTGATTTCCACCAGCTCACGCACGGGCAGATTCAGGTAGAAATCTGCACTCGTGTGTGTAGCCGTGGCGAGGGCTATCGCCGCCTTTCTGATGGTTTTGTATCCGCCCTTTAGGCGAAAAAATCCTTGTGGTTCACCCCTGCGCGAAGCTGTACAGCCTCCGCCAGCGGCAGGCCGAGGAAGAATGCCACATCCTTACCGGTGGCCATAGATGCGATCAGGCAGCAGTAATAGTAGTTCAGGGTCTTTTCCGCTGCGCGAATATCTTCTTCCTCCATGCGGTTTTCCGCCTGACGGACGTTCATGCCGGTAAGGTTCGCCACGCCTGACAGGTCAACTTCGGTGTATTTTTCGCCCTTGTAGGTGTAGGGCTTGCCGAACTTCATGATGTGGCTGTGCTCGTCCTCGTCGCCATCTTCCTCTGCGGCGGCGCTACGGAGCGACGCCTGAACAGTCTGGCGAACCTTCTTGCTTGCGCCGATGGGAAGCAGCTGGAAAAACTCGATGGGGAGCTTCGTTGCGGCAGCGGCCAGAGCGTCGGTGTATGCAGTCGCAGTTTCAGGGGTAATCATCACGGCCATTTCGCCCTCGTTGTACAGTTTCTTGATGATGAGCACCGCATCCTTGATGGTCAGATCATCCAGACCGGACAGGTCGATCTCGGTATACTCCTTATCATCAAACTTGTACGGGCGGGCCAACTCGATCAGCTTCGGGTTCTTCTTAACCTCAGCGGTCTTGTCCTGTTCTGCGACGGAAGAAACATTCTTTTCCATGGTGGTTTTCCTTTCTGTTCAGATATAAAAATTGACCCCCCCCG